TGGATCCGGATCCAGGGGCATACCAACAACCAAACGGGCGACGTTCGAAGCTCGCCCCAGTTCCTGACAGACTGATGAATTCACCATGACATTGCCCTTTATCGCGGGGTACTGACGCCGTGCTTTGGCGTCCAAGGCAATGCCGCGTGATCTCATTGGAGTTACCAATAGGTGCATACGGGTACCTACTCCTCGCCATCAATGTCGAGCATCGACTCGACAGCGAAGGCCAGTGCCCCGTCTGCCAGCTCTAGCAAGTCGCAGAGTTCCCCCCTATCAATCAGATTGTCCTTGTGTAGGACGAGAGCTAGGGACAGGAGTGCCTTGTGATGAGCACCTGGCTGAGCGAGCAGTGCGGTTTTGTCCGCGAGCATGGCTTGCCAGTGGGAAAGATCCTTTCCCGGGGTGGAGGCCGCTGTGATGGAAGGGGTGTTCATCGGGTTAAACCTCAACTCAAATACTGTATATACAACCAGCATATTCGGAGCTTTCGGATTACACCTACAGATGTCGACGAAATGCCCTACCTTCGCAAGAGAATCAGCTGATTGAATTATCATTTATGACAGATTAATGAGATCAAAAAAAACCCGCATCAGTGGAAACTGATACGGGCTTTTCTCCACATCAACGACCGTTACTTCAGGTCGTCAAAGTGGTCTCGCAGGAACTCGTAAAAGCGAAACGCTTTCAACAATCTCCATACGAGGCTCAACGTACGCAACAAAAGCTTCATACGTTCTGGCCTCCAAGGTTGGGGGCCAAACCTCCAGCACACTTACCGGATCACGCATACCTTCGGGAGTATACGCCAGCATACCCTCATGAGGTGGCCGGTTGGGGTCCCTCCGAGCCATCATTCCGGCACGGGTGCAAAACCGTGTCAGAGGGGATGAAATCGGTATTCAACCGACCTAACCTCATTGCATCGCTGGCGTGTGAGCATCGGCATATTAACCTAGAATCACGAACTCGAAAGTAGGGAAAAGCCCTCCTATGAGTTTTCTATGCGCAGGAAACCATCGCTTTTGTAAATTGTTGTTTCTGTCAGATTTGATCAAGGACCGCCGTCCACCGCAAGGCACTTATTTCGGGGCTCTCCCGCACTATTGAGGAGTACAAAATGACGTTGCAAGCAGTGGCAAAGATTTATAAGATGAGCCCGCGCCAGTGTACTCTCATGAGATGCACCGAGCGTTGGCCGCAAGCCGATGCTCAAAAAGAACCGCCCCGCAAAGGCGGTTTTTTTTCGTCCGTCGTTTGCTCCTTGCGAACGTAGGCCAACGTTCCTCCGTGTCGCCCTCCCTGGATGGCGAAACCTCTGAATGGTGCCTCTTCGAATAGTCAGGGGAGCGTCGCTGGGAAAGAGTCCACGCTAGAGTTGGGAAAACGACACTTCAGCCACGTAACTCGAGAGCCATGGAGGCATCATGCTTACACTGTGGGTTTTCATCCTGATGGTCGAGGGTCAACGGATTGAAGCAATCTCAACTGACTCAGAAACCAAATGCAAAGAAGTCATGGCCAAGCTTCTAGCCGTACAACGCCTTAGCGGCAAGAGAGCCTCCGGAGCCTGCTATGTCAGAGCCTCGGCTATCGACGACACCGAACGGCGACAAATTGGTGTACCAATCAATCGCCAATAGCGCACGCCTTCATCAGGCATACATGATGAAACGGCTGATTCCACAGGCAGCTGCATCCAATCGAGAAGGGCTAGATAGCGTTGTAAGGATGGCAAAAGCTTCTGAGTTGGGCACGCCGGTTTGGCCCTGTGATACGCACCGAGTCTCAGCCGCAAGCCGATGTTCAAAAAAGAACCGCACCCCAAAAGCCGCTTCTTACGTTTCTCGGGTAAGCCTGACGCTCGCCCCCTCCTCCCAAATGCCCAGATGAATCCTCATGAACCCAGTTCTCAGTGGTGAACCAAGCGCTCTAGCTCACTGGTTACGGCTTGTTCACGATATCCTTCAGCGCCAGCCGCTGAAGGCTGCCGACTATTTAAGGCGGTCATGACCGGCCGCCGTCCTATGCTGACCAAATTGGAAGGTTCGATACATGTATAAATTTCCTGCTTGGGTAGCGGGCATGCTTCTACCCGCTATCGCGGGTTTCTGGATCTATGAGATGGTTCAGTTCACTATTTCCAACCAGCCAATCCTTGCCGGAGGTTGGCTTGTAATAGGTGGTTTAACTCTTTTCATCTTGATCATCCTCGCGCGAATTGAGCGGATGGCAAAAGGACTGCTCTTGGTTGGGCTAGCAGTCATGACGACCTTACTGAACTCAGTCATGGTTGAACCCATGTTTGCGTTGATAAATACAATGGATGACAAATCTGACGCGGTGAAAGAGGCGTTAAACCTGCCCGTTCGTGAGTGGATCTTGGAGAATTCCGGTATGAATTTCGCCCAGCTCTTCGACGCTAGCAAACAGTGGATTAATGCCATGTCTTCTTTCGTCAATATTGCTTGTGCGGGTGCCGGCGGTAGCATCATCGCCGTGGAGGGGGACAGAACATCGATCGTCAGGTCAGTGAGTACCTGGACGGGTTGGAGAGTCTGGAAGCGCAAAACAAAAAATGTCAGCGGCTGTACGTCCACAGCTCCTGTGACACCCGACATCAACCTTCTTATGCACATCCTCGACGGGAAAATGGACCGACAAGCGGAGGCCGCATCCGAGCTTCTCAAACTGATTTCAGGTCTCGACAAACAGATGGCAACGCTTTCCGAGCAGCAGAATCGGATCAGGTGGGCGTTGCAGCTCATTGCGCTCGTCATAGCCGTGGTAGCTGGTTTCGTACTCGGCGCAGTGGTGTTCGGCCGATCCTAAGCGACAGTACAGTTACTTGCGTGCCGAAGCCCAGCGTGCAACATCGTCAACCAGCCGTTTGGTTGTGAAATCTGGCCAACCATCCTCAATCGCTATATTCCATACAAAAAATGCCGCATCCACGACAGGAATGTGGCGTTTTTTTTGCGTCGAAGATCACCGACGATTTGATACAGATAACAGATAGCCAGGTGACTCAGGCCGAAGTTGTAGGCAAAATCTGCGTGTTGCGTAAGGAAGTGCGTTTATCGTGCTTTTCAGCAGGCATCGCCTTGTTGGTCCTTCTTTCGGCGGGATATTCTCCAAACGTCACTGCAAATTCGGTGACCGGGTTTGGCAACCCGTCGGAATTAAGTGCACCAACATCCGCTCGAGATTCAGTCGATCTTCGTCTGCAATTTTATGGCGGCTGTGCGTGGGACGTCTTCGGACGTGCCGGTTTCCTTGATTCCCCGGTTTGCCAACCCGCGCATAGCTGCCACCCATTCGCTTGGCATCGAATATGTGCAGCTCCATTAATCAAGGAACTGACTAATGCGCAAAAAACATGGCACGCTGAAAAAAACGCCCCGTCGTTTACTCCGAAATCGTCGTTTATCGAGGCAATCCTCTATCTCTGGAGGTGACCAATGATCGAAGAAGTCGAAGAAACAACCATCGGCTACACCCACTTCGTCTACTGCGGTGAAAAACCGTTGTTCCAAGTCAGCGCTGGCGTCCCTGTCAAAGAGGCGCTGGAACAGGCTTCGGATCTGCTGAGCCTGGCTAAGGCCTTCGCCGAAGACGCTGCATTCATGAAAGAAACCGACCGCTATGCCTGGGCCGCGCACTTTTTGACGGCGATGGGCAAGGCGGTGATCGATGATGTGGTGAAAGCCGTTTCTCCCCGACCCAAGAGAGTGATCCTGAAGGCTGCAACATAGCGGCTAGGGCATTCTGTATTTTGGGAATTCATGGGCGGTTGGGCGTGCTGAGTGTGGCCGCCCTCCCTCATTGCCCAACAAAAAACCCGACACGGGGCCGGGTTCCTTCTTGTGTTTTTCATTTCAATTAAATCGTTTATTTGATTATCGGTATATCTACGCCATCAGGCTGCACTCGTCAGCACGTTTGCAAAGTGCTGGATGTATTCCCGATCCTGCTCAGACATCGCTCTATAACGTGTAAGAAGATTCCACTCTTCTTGTGTTAACTCGGACATTTCGCTGTTGGGCTTATCCATGCGCATGTTCTTTTTTTCATCTTGATCCAAATGCCCACTACTCCATTAAGTGCATTGCGGGGGCAACGTTACTCAGGAGCGCGAAAAATCAAAACTGAAATCCGTCGTAACGAATGTTCTAAATCTCGACGAGTTATTTCCTGGCACTGGAAAGCTGAGTCACTTCGGCCATGGCACCGACGATGCGATGCACAGCTTTTTGGTCATAATCGGACAGGCTGCGGAACTGCTGGAGCAGTTGGTTTTCGGCAGGATCCAGCGTGCTGGCAGGCTGTGGCAAACGCCCGCCCGTCAAGACGTAGAGCACGTCTACACCGGCCTTGGCTACGGCGGTGAGGTAGGCGGAATCGGGGTTTCGCTCGCCCTTCTCGTAGCTGCCCTGGGTGTTGCGGGTGATGCCGCCCTGCTGTGCAAAGGCATCTTGGTTGAGCCCTAAGCGCGTCCTTTCTTCGCGCAAACGCTCACCCACTCCAACGTCCAAGTCTTCATCAGATGCACAACTTTTCAAGCTTTCATCCTTTACAGGCCCAACTCTTTGGGCATAATGACGCCTAATCAACACGGATGCACACGAATGGACACTATGCCCGCCCCACTCACGCCCGAGCAAGCCCGAGCAGCGCTGGATCGACAGGGCATCAGCCTTGCCGAGTTCTGCCGCCGGCATGACCTCAATAGCAATCTGGTGAGCGACTTGCTCAACGGACGCAAGAAAGGCCGTCGCGGCAAGGCTCATCAAGCCGCCGTTTTGCTGGGCATAAAGGAAGGCACGATCAGCACCGGAAACTGAGATTCATCGTTCATTTAACGCAAGGATGCCGTCATTGAGCACTTACAAACTCGTTTGCCCTCACTGCCAGTCTCGGATGCGAATACGCACGAGCGAAGGCACTCATATTTTTCTCCGCGTCGCTTATTTGCAATGCCTGAATGAAGCCTGCGGCTGGTCCGTTCGGGCGCAGTTCGAAATGACGCATGAGATGAGCCCCAGCGGTATGGCGAACCCCGCCGTGCGACTCCCTTTGGCGGATGCAGCACTACGTCGGTCCGCGATGAAACCGGCCGATGAGCAATTGAAGCTGATCCCGATCCAGGGACTGGAGGCCAACCAATGAACACTACCCACTTTGCCGCGGACTATCGCACCTGCATGCAGGACGCCGCGTACGCCTATTTGTTGCGTCATCGAGCAGAGTACCTGGTGGACTCTGATCAACTGTTCAACAGTGCCGAACGTCATTTGATTGTGGCGCTGGAAGTGCCGGCCAGCCTTGCGGCGAAATTGGTGCATCTGGCCTGGACTGACATCCAGCAAGTCACAGCGCTTTCCGCGTAGCTCACCCTCCCGCCCATCTCCATTTCTGGCATCCCCGTATTGCGGGGGTGATGGGCATGCCATACCTAAAAATTGAGGTTTTTATGGAAGATACTATTTGCGTGACCCTCACACTGACCCGGATTGAAGCGTGCGGATTGCTGGATAACGCACGTCTGCTGCAAGTCGCCCTCTTTAAAAAGCATTGGGATGAGGAACGTTTCAGCTCTATTCCTATTACCGAACGACGCTCAGCACTGCATGCGGCAATCCCTGCGATGGCGGCGCAGCAACAGCTGATCACCATCCTCTCCGCATGCATTGGGGCTAAGAGACCTTGGTGAACAGCTTCACCAGCGCTCTGCATGCCGATGTATTGCAGCGCCTCGCGGATGATTACGGGCTCAAGCGTCGCTTGAGCGCCAACTATCTGCGGGGCGGCAAATGCCCGGCTTGCGGCCAAAAGGAGTTGTACACCCGCTACTCTGAGCCTTGGCTGATCATCTGTGGTCGTGAGGGCAAGTGCGCTCAGCGCTGGCATCTCAAGGAAATCTACGAAGACCTGTTCGATGATTGGAGCAAGCGGGCCCCCTCCTCCGAGCAATTTCCGCAGGCGACAGCCCGGGCTTACCTCGAGTTTGCCCGGGGCTTTCGTCATGAACTGATTCAGGGTTGGTATACCCAAGATTCCTACTTTTCCGAGGAGCTGAATGCCGGCAGCGCGACGGTGCGTTTTGCGCTGGAAAAAGGTGGCTACTGGGAACGCCTGATCGATCGGCCGCACCGATTCGGCAAGATGAAAGCGCGGTTCAAACCCGGCGACAGCCCGCGTGGTGTCTGGTGGTGCCCACCGAGCATCGAGCTGCTTGAAGTCAAAGAGCTGTGGGTTGTCGAGGGCATCTTCGACGCTATCGCTCTGGTACATAACGGCATAGCGGCGGTGTCGGCGATGTCGTCCGGCGCCTATCCGGAGGAATCGTTGAAAGAGCTGTCGCGCCAGCGCGGCGGCAAGCTGCCCAAACTGGTGTGGGCGCTCGACAACGAACCCGGCGCACACAAATACACCAAACGTTGGGTTCGGCAGGCACGCACGCTGGGCTACGAATGCGGTGCCGCGCAGATTCCGCAGCGAGATAACCGCAAGGTCGATTGGAACGATCTGCATCAACGCTGGGCGTTTATCGAAGACGAGAGCGAGCGCGCCGAGCAGGTCAAAAAGGATCTGGCGACCGCCCTTTACCATGGCTCGCTGTTGATCGCCGAAAGCGCCTCAGAGAAAGGCGTGCTGATGTACGACTGGCGCGAGCGCCATGAATTTCACTTCGGCTTCGACCACCGCTTGTACTGGTTCAAGATGGACCTGGAGAAGTTCAGCAAAGCGATGCATTCGCTGGAAACTTCCAATCGTCATGAAGACCAGCTGCTGAACGACAAACAGCGCCGCGACAAGGCCCTGCGCCAATGCGGCGGCGTGGTCGAAATCGCCAACTGCTACCCGCAGGCGCTGTACTTCCAGCGCAACGAAGTCACCGACGAATCCTGGTACTACTTCCGCGTTGACTTCCCGCACGACAGCGGCAGCGTGAAGAACACCTTCACCGGTGGCCAGGTCGCCGCCGCCAGCGAGTTCAAGAAGCGCTTGCTGAGCATGGCCGCCGGCGCGGTGTTCACCGGCAGCGGGCAGCAGCTCGACAAAATCATGAAGGACCAGTTGTTCGGCCTGAAGACCGTCGAGACCATCGACTTCATCGGCTACAGCAAACTGCACAGCTGCTACG